GTGTTTTGGAGCCTCAAGCCTGTGATGGGCGTTGGTTCATGCGTATGGTTCGCAAAATCACATGGTGGATGTTTCTTTTCTGTATGCGCTTGCACTTAACTGCATGTGTTGCGGAAGGATTAACCTACTATGATTGGTGTCGATCACTCGTGTGTAAGTGGTATTTACCCTACCAACTTCCATCCATACAAGTCCGTTTTCTTGGTGCTATCAATGAGAGATTAAGTCAACCACGCGATTGGAAAAAATTTCTCAAAGTGCTAGGAACTGTCGTTGCCATTGCTTCTACAACTGTGCTTGCTTATAAAACAGTGAGTACAATCAAGACTCAACGGAAACAAACACCTGTCCCAACTAAAGCTACCCCTGTCAAGGAGAAAACTGAAGATGATGACATGGAGTCATGTGCCGGTTCTTGCGTTGCTTGGACCGAGTACGATGAAGATTGTGTCCGTTATGATTCGGATTGTAAGAAGTGTGGTGCGCTGATTAAGGGTAATGCGAATATCAATTTGGATGCCCAAGGTAACATCTTTGGAACCACTGAAACTGATCTTCCACCTGAGGCGAAAGCCAATGTATGGCATAACGATACTCTCGAATTGAGTCGTTTCGATTTGCCCATTGCTGGCCAGAGCCTTGCTAATGCGTCACCCGAAAAAGTCAGAGATTTGTTTTCTGCTAACTGTGTGTGTGTCGAAATTCGCGTTGCTGGTCTAGTACCTGCTCGTGTTTGGCGCACCGGTGGTGTGTTTGTGAAAGGTAATATGCTCCTGCTTAACAATCACCCTTTTAAGGATCTTTACACCTCGTACAATATCACAATTATTCAGAGCCGTGTCTGTAATGGTTTAACCCAGAACATCACGTTTGTTTTGAAGGAAAGTGAAGTAGTACGCGTACCTGAACAAGATTTCTGTGTTTTCAGTGTTATGTGTGTTGCCCCTAAGAAGGATATTTTCAAGTTTTGGGCAGAAACCGTGAATCCGTCCCGGTGCGTGACGATTAAACGCACCAGTGAAGGTACGATCGAACATCAGCAAATTTTGGCTGTTGATATGATCGACCAAATGCCCATCCAGGGCCTCCCACCACTCAATTTATGTATGGGTGTTGGGGAACGTGAAACCATGATTGGTGATTGTGGCTCATTAGGAGTAGCCACCACACCTGTGGGGGTTGCCATTGTGGGCATCCATGTCGCCGGTAATGGTCGTCACGTAGGTATCCTTCGGTTGCCTGCATCTGAGGTTCAGAAAGCTATGTCTCTCTGTGCAACTAAGCAGAATATTACTGAGGAATTTATTGTCTCTGGAGGAGGAGCACCTATGCTTGGACTCAAGGATAAGCCTGTTGAACTGACAGAACTTCATCACAAAAGCGTTTTCAACTTCATTGAAGAAGGAAGCGCTAATGTGTATGGTAGCCTGACACTTCCCAGGATGGTACCTAAGTCACGAGTATGTGCTACACCTTTGCAAGCTCAGATGTTAGAACATTTCAACATTGAAGTCAACCATGGTGCCCCTGCTATGGCAGGTTGGGAACCGTGGAGAAAGAATGTGATTGATATGGTTAAACCTGAGGTCTTGCATGATGCTGATATCCTTGCTGATTGCGTTGAAGCATACACTGCGGACATTTTATCGGAACTCCCCACAGGCTGGGAAGCGCAGATGATGTTTCTTTCGCGAGAAGCAGCTGTAAATGGACTACCTGGTGTGATTTACATTGACAAGCTCAATGCGAGCACATCAATGGGTCACCCATGGAACACCACCAAGAAGAACTTTATCTTACCCGCACCTACTGAAGCGATGCCACTAGGCATTACGTTCACAGAAGAAGTGTGGGAAAGAGTGAGCGCCATCGAAGAATGCTATGCTCAAGGCAGGCGTGCTTTCCCAGTTTTTACTGGTCATCTCAAAGATGAAGCTACGCCACTTAAGAAGTGTGCTATCAAGAAGACGCGCATGTTCACAGGTGGACCTGTTGATTGGAGCCTTGTGGTCCGGTCTCGTCTACTCACCTTTGTTCGTCTATTGCAGAAGAACAAGTTTGTTTTTGAAGCCGGCCCAGGTACTGTCACACAGTCCACCGAGTGGGGTATGATATATGATTACTTAACTGCTTTCGGTACTGACCGTATGGTTGCAGGTGACTTCGGAAAGTATGATAAGAAGATGACCGCCAATTTTATTTTAGCGGCTTTTCAAGTCATTACCAACGTAT